GTTAAAATTCCACTGCATCTATCCAAAGACGGATCATCAGTGGGTTCGTCATTTTCAGTAAACATGTCTGTACCAGTATAAGAGCAATCTGGGCCTCTGTACCCACCAGTTAAACACCAATGGCACATACCTGTAATAAGTCTTGCAGGAATGATCATCCCTGAAACATCAGCTGGAGATGAAAGTCTCCAAGATATTGTTTGGTTATCCTCTGCTGTCTTAGCGTCAATATACCAAGTTTCAGTGATTTGCTGCGTAGGATCAGCATCTGGATTTGGTGTAGTAAAGTTGTCACTATCAAGATACTTAGAAAGTGTCTGACGAATAGTCACTTTAGCTTTCAAAAGATCATCAAAGAATAGGCAAAGAGAGCTAATAGTTCCATCAATGTTACCTACAGATAATGTAGGGTTTACAGGCTGACCTGAACTATCAAACTCAATACCCTCCACCTGACAAGGCCATGCAGAGTATGTGATACCATTGAAAATAATAGGAACACCTACCCCGTTAGGGAATACTTCACCAATATATCGTTCTTGTGTACCTACATACCACGACAGACTACCTGCGTAGAGAGGATTGACCATACTTTGAATGGCCCCCTCAGAGAATGCGATATTATGACCGTGGAAGTAAAGAATGTCTCCACTGAACTCAGTACAATCCACTTCAATGAGGGTTACTAAGCTCCCAGGTTCTAGTTTTTGAATATCACTGCGTAACATGGAAGCTAGTCTCCTTTATTTAATCTTACTATTTAACCATAGGCAAAGCTCATGCAGAGTCTTGGGACTCTCTTGTGATGCATTGGGAATACCAAGAGCATTGGCACACCACATAGAACAGAACTGGGATTCCTCAGAGTCCTTTCCCAAGTTAAGAAACTGGGATGTTATAAGTAAAAGATAACCGTAACTATTGTCAGAAGTTTTATAAAAATAGTTTTTAACAGAATTACCATCTACCCAAGTTAATTCTAACACATCCCAACTATCTGAGTCAAGGTCTATTTTCTTACGGCGAACACCTTTATCCATGGCTGAGGAAGAGTAACACCACCCATCAACTATAATCTCACAGTGACTATAAGGACTGTCTGTCCACCACTGAATGAATCTTGATAAGAGCCTTTTGTCATTCTTACGGAATGCTATCTTGACTGACATCAATTACTCCGGTATTTCGTAACTAATAGAAATTGACGCAAGTTGCTCAATAGTGGTAGCTTGTTTGATTAAGTCATCAATAGCTTGCCTGCGGCCTATTAGGTACGCGCTTATGTTTGCAAACTGATGAACTTTATTTACAGTTCGCTCCAGATATTCTTCACGACTGATACCACGAGCAGAGGAAGCTATATCAATCCAAGGAGTTGCTACTGAGCTATCGATCTCCCAAGCCAAAGCCTCTGCCCGTTGACGCTCCCAGCTTTGAACTTCACTAGCAGGGTAACCCGTTGTCATAGACGCCATAGCCTGTTCAAACGCAGAGTTATTTTCACTTACTTTTGAAAAGTAAGTTGACTCAAGTTTTTCAGTATATATTTGCTCAGGAGTCTTAATGCTTTTCAAGAAACTCATACTTCAACCCCCACTTCCGGCTCAGGCTTCCACTTAATCGGACACGGCACTTCACCAGACTCTACAAAAAATGTCCAGTCGTCCCAGTTAGTAGACTGATCTGGCTCAGCTTTCGTCGAATCATACTCATAGCGGATAGTTACCGAGTCGCGTGTAACAGTACCGATGAATGGGGAAGCTTCTGATGCTTCGGCTTGACCACCTTCGGGAATAATTGAGAGGTCGTATTCTGTGCCATCAATAGTTAGCACTAGACCAATGAGTGATACGGATGTTGTTTTATTGCTCGCCACTGGCGATAGGATAATTTTCATGTTTTCTCCTTAATACCATAGACCAACAGCAATAATTTTAATGTCTGTGGCTATGACTGTTCGAGTCATTGAAAAATAGGAAATAGTGCAACCCACTCCTGTGCTGCCTCCAGCCGAAAGGAGACCGTAAGTATCATTATCAACCCCTACTCCAGATACAGACGGGGTTGAGGCGAAAGTGGCAGGCCACGTAATAGCCTTTTCACCTCTAAATATTCCAGTCGAACCATAGGCGGCCATCGTAAATGGACCGGTGATTGTGATATGTACAATCTGAGTCCCATCCGCAAACCGTACATACTCCCCGTTCGCATTACTCCCGCGCTCAATAATAGCTCCAGTAGGAATACCGGCAGATTGGGATACTGTGCCGAGGATGTTGTCGGTGTGGAATATCTCTCGCCATGCTGAATTTACTCCAGCCGATCTAGTCCTAAATGCTAGCTTACCGCGACCTAACGCAGCTGCTATCGTAAACCCCCTATTGGCGTTAGGTCCTCCAGACTCAATACCTTGCCAGTTGTCTACTGCGCCAATCGGAAGATTTACAGAGCCCGAGCCTTCCATACACCAGCAATAAAACCCCAACCCATTGGGTAGAAGGTTTCCGTCATTGTATCCCGGCGTCGGGCCAAGAATACCGGCGTCCCCAGTTTTAAGCGCACGACCTGCGGTCACGTCAGTATTGGATGTTGTGAGATTTGCTATGGACGCAGTGCCTAGTCCCAGAGTCGTGCGGGCCGTAGTAGCATCAGCAGAGGCAACAAATCCTCTACCCCACGCACTACTAACACTGTTCCACCACGCAACAATTGCCTGCCGTACTCGCTGAGCTGTCCATGCCCTGCGAGTAGTCGCGGCACCTGCCTCGGCCTCAGCCTGAGATACAGTTTCAGCAGACCACTCGCGGGCGTCACTCAACCTACTATCATTGCCCTGAGTAGCAGTACCTGCTGTAGTGCCATAGGACACGGCAAGGGTTCTATTTGTATCTAATGTACCACCGCCTGTCAACCCTGTTCCGGCAATAATTTGCGTAGCGGCATTTGCTTTTAGGTTAAGAGCAGTCTGTGTTGCTGTAGAGACGGGTTTGTTAACATCAGATGTGTTATCAACATTACCAAGACCAACATCACCTTTGACTAAAGCTACTGCACCAGTTTTACCTGCAACACTTGTTACAGTGTTAACCTGAGCACCACTCTCAATACCACCAAGCTTCATCTTTTCTGCGCTGGTGTAATCTTCTGTTGATAGCTGCTTACCAGTTACTTTTTCTACTTTTCTGCTTTCAAGGTCAGCGAAGTTTGCATTAACCTTTGTAAAGGCAACTCTCGCAACATCACCATCTGCCCCCTCTTGGACAACTGTACCAAGATTAATTTGTTCAATTGCCATAATTTCTCCTATGGAGCAAAAGCTTGTTCAAAGGTTGTTGTCAATCTAAACACATTACCCGAATAGGGGAGAACTTGTGTGCCTCTGGCTCTATACAAGCCTAGCCTCCCCATTGGGTCTGTCCACGCAAAAGATTTATAGCCTCCCCTCTCATCTAGGAAGTCCTCTACTTCTTTTACATTCTCAAGAAGACCAGCATAGCTGACTGACCAAGTTTTCTTTGAAGAATTAATTCCGTCTCCACTTACTTGCTCATACCCATCACCAAACACTGCTGATCTTGTGAGATATTCTTTTGATCCTGTATCATTAGCTAGAACAGGAAACTCAAATACTGGAACTGCCATAATTAGCCTGTAAAAGGCGCCTCCTGTTCTAATATTAACGATTGTTCAAACTACGCCAGATCATCCCGCCAGGTTGCAGACCAATCTGAATAGTCTTCTCAACTTCTGATTTGATAGCCATCTGAACTGCACGACCTTGTTGCTCTGTGTTATTACTGGAGCTGTTAGAGCCTGCACCAGAATCACTTACACTGACAGTGACACTAACGGGAGCTACTACTGTACTTCCACCACCTCCGGCAGCTTTAACACCAAGTTGACCGTCGGATGTGCGGGTAAGAGGCATAATAGCTTCGGGGCCAGCTTCACCCATGATACCAAGACCAGAGCCTGTCCCAAACGCTGTAGGTTTACTCACTACAGAGTTGGTGAAAGCACCACCTTTGGCAAAGAATTGTGTACCTTTATTCCAACCACCACCGTCAGCTTGAGCAGCTACCCAACTAGAGTACGCACTTCCTGTGTAACCAGAGATACTTGCACCACCACTTCCAGCGCCCGCAAAACTACCAATAATAGACATTATCAGTTGATTAGCAGCAATCCTTGTTGCCATCTTAGCAAGATCGCTTAGGATACTTATGGTCAAGTCTTTGAAGCTGAGCTTGCCTGTAGTGACAAACCCAACAAGGGCATCTTCCATCGAACTGAAAGCTGAAGTGAAAAAGCTTTGAGTCATACCCGCTACGTTCTTACCCTCTGCAAGATAATTACTCCAAGCAGCAGAAGCACCATTTTTCCAGTTGGCTTGGGCAGCATCCATTTTAGCGTAGTTTTCTTCAAGAGCTTTTTGATTCGCTGTTAGTTCGGCTTGAAGTTTAGCTGTACCAGATTCAAACTCACCTTGACCTGCATTACCTCTTTCGTTACGCTGTTTAGTGAGGCGGGCCAGCTCTCTGTCATAGTTCTTCTGAAGTTCAAGACGCTCTCTTAGACGTTCTTTCTCTTTGTCGCCCAAACCTACCCCAACAAGCCTGTCATCATACTTTTGTTGATTAGATGCAATACGAGCATCAATAGATGCTTGAAGGTTTTTAAGCCTAACTCTTTCTTGCTCAGCAGCGATTCCTTTTTGCAGCTCTACGTTCTTTTGTTGCTCAGCTAAAAGTATATCTTTACTTGCAATAATACTCTTTTGGTCAGCATCTGCCCTACCTTGAGCAGCGGCTTGTTCTGCAATACGAATACGCTCTTTAAGCT